TTCCATGCCTTTAATTAAAATACCAACACCAGCGGCGGCAGGAATTGCACCTTCTTCAGACATCTTTAAAATCTCGGCAGTTGTTTTTCCATACGCATCAGCCAAGTATTGGAGTGCTGGAATACCTGCTTCTGCTAATTGACGAAGTTCTCCACCTGATACTTTGCCCTTTGCTTGCATCTGACCAATAGCAAGAGTTAGTCGGTCAATACCTTCAGCACCAAGAGAAAGCCCTGAAGCGGCGTTACCAATAGCAGTAAGCATTGGTAGGACTTGTGAGGCTTCGAATCCGAAAGCCATAAGTTTCTTTGCTCCTGCTTGAACTTGTGGAAGTTCAAAAGGAGTCTTAGCGGCAAAGTCTTGTAACTCTTTTACAAACTGAGTCGCCTTTTCGGCAGAACCCATCATCTTTGTAAAAGCAATCATTGACTGTTGATAGTCCGAAGCGGCTTTAACGCCAGCCATAGCAAGTCCACCAAGAGCAACGCCAGCGGCGATTGCACTTCGTTTTAAATACTTCATACCTGCTGAAGTTTTTCCAACAGAAGTATTTAATCCATTAAGAGAATCTGAAGCCCTTTGAGCGGAAGAAACAAACTGACCTGTATCAAGAGAGACTTTACCTCTTACATTATAGTCAGCCATACATCACCTCCGATTTGCTTTTTCTTGTTCCCAAACTCGAACTTGCTCTAACGCCTCCCACTCGGCCAATTCAATTGCAGAGATAGGATTATGGGAAGGACTGCCGTTAAGTAACTCATCGACAGTCCTACCCAATCTCTGTGCTAGTTCAAAGACGAATCTTCGATAGCCGTTTCGGACGAATCTTTTCCCAAATCATTTGAAGTTTCTGCTAAGAAACCTGAAAGGCGCATACCGACAGTTGCGAGGCTGTCTAGTGCGTTAGCAGACTTCGAGAGTAACGCTGTTCGGTCCTCAGGAGTGAAAATCTTTTCTCCTGTATCAGCATCGAACGCTGTTGAAATAACAATTTCAGGATAAACCATTTGTAGGTTCATACCTTTTTCGTCTTGGGCTAAATCCAAGATACGAGTGCGCTCTGCGCCCGTCATACCTCGTACTTCAATCGAGATATTCCACTCTTTAACTTTTACAAGTTCTTTAGGAATATCATTGCTATTTAAAATCTGGTCTCTTAAGGACACGATTACTCTCTTTCGATTAGGGTCTCTAGGACTCGGTTATTGGGGTTATTAAGTTTTTTTATTAAGCGTAAGTGCCGCGTGTGATTGCGCCAGTTACTTGGAACTCTGCTGAGAAAGCAACAATGTCGCCTACTCCACCACTAACTTCGTATGAAGTTAGAAATGCTGTTCCTGTGTACTTAACTTGACCTGCTGTTGTTCCTTCAGGTCCATATACAAATGCGCTCGCTGTTTCATGTCCGACAAGTCCTGAAAGGTATCCATCGAATGTTGCATCGAATGAACCTTCTATTGAAATTGTTGAATCTGAGAAACCAACTACATAAGACTTTGATGAGGAGCCGAAAGAAGTGGTTTCCAAAGTTTCGATAGAGCGTGGCATTGTTACTGAGTTCAGCGCGCTGCTGATATCACGAACAACTGCGCCGCTATCGGCAATCGTGAACTGCGAGTTTTTACCGTGGCGAAATGTTGGCATTTTATCTCCTTGCGAATCCAACGGTGATGGTTGCTGAGCCTGATGACCCAGCAAATGCAGATACAATCGTACGAAGGTATCTGTTTACTGTCGTTCCAGCGGCTACTTCAATTCTTTCTGAAGTAGTTGTTGCTGAAGTTGTTGCTGTAAATACAATTAAGTCAGCCCATGTTGAGTTATTCGCTGAGTGTTGTATTTTTATTGTTGCCGCACCATTACGAGTATTAGCCGTAACATGCAGATGCCCAACTCCTCCATTTGCAGAAGATGCTGAGTTATCAACGCTAGTGTTATTTACGGTTGCAGTAACAGACTGTTGAGCGGCTAGTAATACGCCACCATCTAATCCACCAACTGTTCCGCTTGCTTGTGCTTCAGCAGAAATAGTTACCATATCGGCAACTGCTGAATTTATTTCGTAAGAAGTTTCATCGGTATTAATTAATTTTGCTCGGCGACCTATTGCCGCACCTTCACTACCGACTGTAATAATCTTTTTAGTTGCAGATGCGACAGAAGTTGCTAAGACTTCATCTACACCTGAAACATCTCCAGCCCATAGTCCTTCAAGACTAACTGTGCCGTCTTTCATTCCAACAGCATAAGTTTTATTTGCTGAACCGAAAGTTGTAGTTTCAACCGCCTCAGCCATAGCGCTTGTGGATACGGAGTTGAAGTAAGTGCTTAAATCAAAGTTATCAAATAGTACGACTGTATTTTTACCATGGCGAAATGTAGGCATTATTTATCCTCGCTTATAATTGTTTCGGCTTCGGGAGTTGAGGAAACAATTGCTTCGGCTTCTTCAACACTAATGCCGTCAGATAAGTCAATAACAGTTACAGGTTTTTCTTCGACTACTGCTTCGACTTTCTTTGGTGACTTACTAGCATCTTCAATCAAACCATCTTCAAGAAGCCATTTAATTGCATCGCCGGGCAAGTCAGAAACAATCTCGCCTGCTTCAACACGCTTGTTAGGCGGATAATCAATTCCAACCATTGCTCGATACTGGGCCATACTGCCTCCTTTGGACAGATAAGAACCCCAATACCACTTGGTCACTAGGACTCGACAACGGCTGGGGTCTCTAAGGACTCGGTTAATTAAAGAGTATCACTCAGTTTGCTTTTTCTTTAACTGACGCTCGGCTCTTTCTTGTTGAACCATAGTTAAAGTTAAGAAGTAACCGATACCGTCAATGGCATTATCTATTTTCTGTCCGTGGACTTCTCTAGCAATCTTTACTCCAACCATGCAAAGAGCCACCTGTTCGGCTGATACAGGAAATCCTAAAATTGCTTCCCATATCTTTCCTGCTCTTGTGAAGTCATCTAAAGGATGACCGTAATCGTTTTGTCTATCGCCGCTTACTAATCGAACGGCATAGTCGGCAATATCTTGTGGTGTGTTCATAGGATTTGTAGGTCCGCTACTTTCTTCTCGGGATAAGTTGCGAAGGTCAGGACTCCTGGTTCGCTGTGTTCGCCTGTCGTTAGTCTGAACCATTCCGAACCTCCGTCTAGTGCTGGCGCTTGAAGCCAATGAACACTTCCCCAATCGGCTTGTCTTAAATGATGATAATGACCAGTTATTAAAATGTCGCACTCGCCTATTGGTTGACGACCTAAAGACATTTTACTTAACCAAGTTTTTAATTTTAATTCAGCAGTAGAACCTGAACGAGCAGTATGGCCGTGAGTAAGACCAAGAATCCAACCAGCCGTTTCAACTGTAAGAGATAAATGGTCAGGCGCCATAATGACCTCAATATGACCGTACGCTTCTTGATTGAAGGCGAGGACATCTTTAACTTGGTCAATAACCGCAAGGTCGTCATTGTCTGCAAGTGTGGTGAATGCTTTTCCATTTGAACTTCTATTCTCTCCGTGATTTCCACCCACGGCTATTAATCGAACTTTATCAAAGTGTGGGGACCAAACACGGATTGCTTCAAGGAGTAATGTTCGAACGGCATTAACTTGTCCTCGTCTATCTAAGTCCACTCCAAAGGTTTGCATTTCATAATGCCCCAAACAGCCTTCTACGCTATCTCCAGTCCATATTATTTGGAGTGTGCCTAAAGGTCGCTTTAGTCTTTTTAACTCGGCTACGCGGCTCAGAACGGCTTCTATGGCACTTAAAACTCGTTGTGCTGTGGCTTCTGTTCCACCGCCTTCAGGCTTGCCTAATTGCCAGTCAGCAAGAACGACATTGAAGACTCCTTCTCCATAAATAATTTCTACCTTCTTGCGTTTATGATTTTTAATTTCTTCTTTTAACTTATCTAAGTTATAGTCCGTTTTAGAGTCTTGTATTCGAACTACTTTGCCTTTCCATTGACGATTAAGTGCGCCAAGTGGGTCGCCCCAAACATTGAATAAAACTGGTTCAACTACTGCAAAGTAGTCTGGGTCCAATCCCCACATTCGAAGAACGCCTGTCCAATCAGGAGCAATCTCGCCTTCCATTGGCAAAGTAGTTACTTCACCTTCGTCCCCTTTCCATTCAATTCCGGGGACCCATTGAGCCTTGCGGTCTCTTTTAGGTGGTTCGTGTTCTTCTTTCTCTGCTTGACCAACGAGTGCTTTAACTCGTTCTTCAAAACTCACTTAGCGCACCTGCAACCACCAGCACGATGGCGGCGCATTGTTGCTTCACTCATTTTGTAGCCTTCAGATTCACATAGCCGAACTAAATCGACATGGCGGATTCTTTTATCTGCGAGCGCCTTTTTTAAAAGTTCTGATTCTTCTTTAGGGATAGAACAAAGCATTTGTCCTACAAAACATTCTTGCCCTATAAACAATCTTGGGTTATTTACGAGCGCAGATAAACCTTCTTTAAAGGTGTTGGTTGACTGCTTTGCAACGCGAGCATTTGAGCGAGTATGGGACGGTGAGATATTCTGCGAGGATTCGTCCACATCGCCAACACTTGGGGAATTCGTCACGATTAGAGCCCCTTCCGTATGGGTCTTTGACTTGCTCGCTCATCGTTATCTTTCTACATACGCTTGAAAATTAACTGCGATGCGAGGTCGGTCTTTGTCGTCCAATCCTAGGGGAATAAAGGCTCCTAAGGAAGCGACACGCAAGACTTTCGTTGAGGAAATCGTTACATCCGTTAAGTCAGATAAGAGGTCTCTAATTGTCTTTGCTTTATCTCTTGCGGTTGGGTAATCATCTCGAGAACCCCTTACTAATACTTGAATGCGAGGCATATCTACATCGTAAGGATTACCACCAAAAGATTCTCTTGGAGCCATTCCTTCGTATTCGTAAATAGTTACACAAGCGTCTGGAGTATCTGGCATTTTACCTAGAAAGATATTTGTACCGAGAGTTCCTTGAGAGGTGTGAGCACCAAAGGCACTTGCGGTGTTTTGTAAGTAATCGCCTAAAGCCTCAATTATCATCTCAACATCCCTTTCGTTTCTCTTTCAATTTTATCAGCAATACGACCTGCAATACCAGTTACTTGACGAGTAAGTGGGTCCTCTAAATACTTTGCTTTGCCGTGAGGGTGATTGGCTGAAAGGTTTTCGTGAACATAGATGGAGTATTCCGTAGCCGAGCCGCCATAAGTGATTTCGACATACACCTCGTTGCCTCTTTCAAAGACTCCTGTTTCAGGACGAATACGACCTGAGGCTTTTAAGGCACCTGTATCAACTGGCACTTCATCTTGAGAATTAGCAAAGGCTTCTTGCGCTTCATTACGCAACGCTCTAGCGGCAACCTTTACACCTGCTGGTCCTGAAGCGGCTAATGCTTTTTGAATTCTGTCTAGGTCAGGAAATACAATTTTCATTACATACCATAATAAACAACTGTGTGATGAGTTGTGGCAGAGGTATCGTTCTTTGAATCTATTTTTACTATGACTGGACTTGCACCACTCGGCAAAGTTATTTTATGTCCAAGGGTAAGAGTTGAGTAATCACCAGCAAGAATTGCTCTGCCAGCAGAAACAATATCTTGACCCTCGGCATTTTTTATCAAAACAACATCATCTATTAACCGAGCACGAACACTTATATTTGTCGCACTAAAAGTTTTCTTTCCGTATTTATCATTTGAGGCAGTTGCATTAAAGACAACTGTATCGGGCATCATTTCTAAAAAATTACTGGAATCAAATCCTGTCGTTCCCGACCATTGTGCCATTACTGAAGACTCGTCTCAGAAGTGCTAGTTCTTGGGTTATCCATTTGTCCTAAGAAAGCATCTGTGTTGTAAGTATCAACAGTACGGTCTGCTGTGGACTTAAGAGCCTCAGCATTAGCAACCCACGAAACAGTATGTTTGCGATGTCGATTTGCTCGGATAGTTCTAGCAAGTTCTTTGAAGCCTTGAGATTGAGATGAGAAAGTTTCGTTTAAAGATAAGTCACCAACAGACTTTGAGTAGTCGGCTTTATTAGCGAACTTAGCACCTAAGATTTCGGCGGCAACAGCGGCGGCTTCATAGGTATCGTTCCACTCAGTTAAAAGGTAAGCAATTTCCTCATCACTAAGTAGTTGGCGAGTTGTATCCACATCCTGAATAAGGAAGCGAACTTTATCGCGGTCAGCGGTGGCAGGTCCTACATAAGTCCAAGTCATACCCTTATATTACACTTGCCGTCCCCAAGTTACCTTATTCCACGCTCTCTCGTGAAAGTAATAAAGAGTTACTTTTGTTAAGACTTCAACCCCAGCGATAAGTCCAGCCGTAGATGCCTTGCCAGTAATAATCCAACCAATAAGAAAAGTGTCTGCCGTTCCTGTTGCTCTCCATGTGAAGGCTTTGGCTAGAGAACGAGATTTAGTTACATTCACAAACCCATTTCCTTACGCTTCTGAGTAGCACTAATGGCTTCAATCTCATCTCCTAACTTAACTTGTTCAATCTTGTATCCAACATCTCGCCCATAAACAATGTTAGTAATGTTGGGAAACTTAACGACCATAGCGTGTCTCATTTTAGGGTCGGCTTCAATAAAGGTCTTTACTTCAGAAAAGGTAAGTGGGTCCTTTTCGCTCGTCTTGTAAGTATTACGAATTCCAAGAACTACTTGGTCTGTTCGCTTCTCAGCCTCATCATAAAGAGCGTGGTGTCCTTCGTGCCAAGGTTGGTAACGACCAAGCATAAGAGTTGTTGGTTTGCGCCAATCATAAAGTCCGCAATGGAAGATAACTAATTCTGCTTCTTCGGCAATAGACATACCTTCGGGGATTTCAACATCAAAGTAAGTTGGGTCCTGCCACATTTTATTTGTATCTACAAAGCGACCTTCCTTAATTCGATTAACCCAAATAAGGCGGTCGGGAACTCCAAAGGCATCTCGGGTTTCCATAGTTGGACAAATAAAGTCCACAATAACTATCTGTCCTTGCTCGTCAAGTAATCGAGCGAGCGCACCTAGTCGCCGAGCGTTCTCAATTCTATCTTCAATACTAAAGGCTAAATCTTTATTAAGGTCCGCTCTTACTTTATCGGCGTTAATATGAATACCATTAACGCGGTCTGCTAATTCGACAGCAAGTGAGGTTTTACCTGAACCTGCTTGACCTATAATTTGAATTATCATTAGACTCCTTCTATGGGAACTCAGACTATCTATTGGGCTGCATTTAATCAAGACTCTACACCCGATTTAGAACTTAAGTCTCTTGTTCGACATATTTCAACTACTCAAAGTAATCACATTGGCAGCAATCAAGTCGCCTGTCCAGCCATACGAGGTAAGCACGCCAATACTTTTTATAGCACTTTCCCTTACGACTTAGAAGTTATGTTTAAAGATAAATTAATAACTAATAAGCCTGAGGTTATTGAGCAACGAACTGGGTTATACGAGAACTCGTATGCCTTTAATTGGCATTACAATCGAATCTTTTTCTCAGCAGTTCCTCAAATAATAGAAACCAGTCCAGCCTTTCTTCACCAAACTTCTTACTCTCAATACGGACACGCGCCAAGCGGAGCCTTTGATATTGGTAAGTGGTTTAGACCTTCTGCACCAGCCTTTCAACTTTGGACTGGAGTTAATGAGTTTAAGGCATTAGAAGGAGAGGCTCATCTTTACTTTAATTTTCCAAACGAAGAAAGAATAGAACTTAAGCAATTTAATATGACGGATACTCTTTATGAAATAAGCGCACACTCGATTGCACACAAAGAGTATTTACCTAAGCAGAATTTAAACTCTCTTTATAAACGCTTTACTCAAAGCGGATTAAATAAAAAGGTTATAAACGAAATCCAAGCCAATCTTCTGTAAAGTCTAAGTAGTTACCATACTTTTGAATTACATAATTAGATAAAACTTTAGTGTAATCGGTATCTGATTTTTGGATTGTGGGCTTAGTCTTGTGCATAGTGGGAATGCCATAAACTTCTTTGTCTTCCTTTTCATCACTTAAAGAAATAATGTTTTCTAAGTCATGTTGAAAATGCTCTAATTCTAAAAACTTATAAATCTCTTTTAATGTGTGTTCAGGGTTAGAAGCAAAATCATCGTACTTAACTAAGTGAAACCATTCTTTATGAATGGCCATATTTTTAAATAAAGAACCTTGGTTATCTATTCCACCATACGGTCTCATTAGCCAATCACATCTAGCATCGTTTAACGGTCTAAACCCAAGAGGTGGGAAGTTTTCTTCAATCATTAATTTATCTATGTAATTAGTTGTTGGGTATTCTTCGGCTAACTTAATGAAGGATGCAAGTATTTCAAGAATTGGCCTATGAGTAACAATTATTTTAGGATTTCCAAGTTTAATTAAATCAAAAATAGAACTATCAGTCCCCCATTCTTTATTTAATTCAATATCCGATAAAGCAGGGTTTTGCTTTAAGACATTAGAAAGAATTGTATGTCCGCTTCGTGGCAGACCACTTAAAAATATATTACTCATAGGTAGTCCTTATTCACTCTCCATTTATTTCTATACCCATTTAGCCAAGTGCTTCGTAGTAACTTATTAACTGCCAACATTTCTTTTTGTTCTTTTACATCTCCAAATTCCATTCTAAAAGAACTTCTTTTAAATGGGATAACCTGAACAATAGGCGTCCCTGCTGGGATTGTTCCTGTAAAACCTTCATCAACTATAAATGGGAATTGGACTGAATTAAAATAATTATCAGTATCTACTATCCCTTCAAGTATTTTAATTCCGCAATCAGGTCGGTGTAAAGGGTTGATAAATAAACAGGAATAATCTTTTGGTGTTTTAATCCCCCAAGGATTTCTAAGTTTAGGAAGACCTTGCGGTAAATCAAGATTTTTATAATTAACCAGTTGGAAAGCCCCGTGAAAACTGATTGTTTCAAATGCATCTTGAGCCCACTCAAAAACAAGATTTCCTTCTTCTTTTTTTACATAAATGTCTGTGTATGTCTTTAAAATATACCCAGTAGTTATTGCATCAAGAACAGGCATACACCGTTTTATTGTTTGAGATTCGGCTACATCTCTGCTATCTGCTTTGCCTTGAGCGTAACTGGTTTTCATTTCTTTATACCAATCAGGCACGGCTTTAACTCCTGCAACTGGATAGTATTCTTTAGGAATCCATTCGTCTCCGAACTCAAGAGTGAATACAATTTTATTCATTAGTCCACCACATTCTTTTTTATTTTTTGCGTGACAACACTATGTAAGCCACGCTTTGTAAACTTATCATAGAGGTACTGAAGTCCTTTATGTGAGTTGTGTTGTTTATACTCCATACATCCCCAACTTAGTTCCTCTAACTCTTTAGTCATATAAAATCGTTTTAATTCAACTGGCTCATTAGTTTCAAACTTTACATAAGCAATAGGGTCGCTACGCTTAACATAAACAGTATTAACTCCTTCATTTAATTGAATAGCGCCTTCTATCGGTCTGAACCATTTCCCAATATCAAAAGAACCTCCAACATAATAACCATCAAAGACTGCTTTATGGTAATGCGCTGGACTTGTGGTTATTGTTAAAGGTTCTTCTGACCAAAATATCCAATTACCTCTTATTGCAACTGTATGAGCATTAATTACAGAAGATTGTTTTTTTTGAATAAATTCCATTCTTGCTTGATATTCAGAACCAATTGGAAAGGCGCCCAAAGCATTATCTAACCCAAAGACAATTTCAAATGGTTGGCGAAGAATAAAAGTGTTTTTAATGCTTGCTTGAAAAGCGTGACATTGGAACCAGTTGTCTCCATTTGCTTCTTTATTTCTTCTTGGTAAAAGGTCTTGAAGTAATGAATCGGGAGTTTCATAAAGCAGTTGAACAGTAGGGTATTTTTCCATTATTGAAAAAGGAGACCAATAAATTGTTTTCATTTAAAACTTCTTGGCTGTCTTAAGAAACGAGCATAAAATCCAGTTAAGTAAGAATCTCGCAAAGCCATAAACTTATTATAGGCAAGTTCGTCATTAGGTACATTATTTTGTTTCCAATCATCTCGCCTAAAAGGAATTACTTGAGCAATAGGAGTTCCTTTAGGAATAATTCCATTAAATCCCTCTTTAATAAAAAAAGGCATATTGCCAGCGGTGGTAAAATATCCGCTATCAACAATCCCTGATGTTGTTGTAAAAGGTAAATCGTGTCTATTTAAAGGATGTGTAATTAAAACTGAATCAGCCTTACTCGTTTGTGTTCCAAATGTTGCGCTCCACGCAAATAAGATAGGTGAGTGTCCAGCAGGAATTGGCATCCCGTATCCTTGAGATTGTTCGTTGGTCGTATCCCCTCTTTTATGAACTACATCAAAAGGTAATACTTTATTCCAAAATATATTTACATCTCCATCAGGAGTTGAAGAAACTTCAATATCGGCTTGAGAGATAAGCATATAACCAGTAATCATTGCATCTCTGTAAGGGACACAAGTTTTTAAATCTTTAACTCCCCTTGCTTTAATTTCTTTTCCTGAATTATTTACAAATTGAGGAAGTTTTTTATACCATTCAGGAAACTTTACTTGTGCTGGGACTGGATAGGCTTCAAGAGATTCAACTACAATGTTGTAGGGGCGGAATGTAATTTTTTTTGGCCTCTTAAAATGAAAAAGTCTCATAGTTAAATACTATGAGACTTCTCATTTAAGTCAAGTCTATTTACTCAGCATCACTGAGTGATACCTCTACTTCTCCATTTGGTATTGAATAACCTGTTGGACGATTAGAAGCATTTTCTTTAATTAAAAGAGAATTTGTAGGATAAATCCGTCCATTAATTGTTACTGTGGCGCCATTATTATTTTCAAAGTGTTCAATTTCAAGAGTATTGGGTTCTATTACATCATTAGGATTAACTGGTAAAACAAACCCATCTTCTTCTGTATGAGTGGTCCAAATTGTAGGACTTTCGTCTAGAATAATTAAAGGCTGTTCTTCTGTTGTTTCTACATAACGAACGCAACCCCAATGAGCAAGTTGTCCAACCATAACTTCTTCAAAGTCAGCGGCTTCTTTATCAACAACAATGTGATTAACAACTTGGTCGTTTGAGTTTATAAGTGCAAAAGTTTCTAGTCCCATTATATCTCCTATTGCCACCAAGTAATAATTACGGCGCCCGGCGCGCCAACTGCTCCTGCACCACCACCAGTACCTTCAACGCCAGTAGATGTATTTCCATCTCCACGCTTACCACCAATACCAAATGAACCAAAAACAGAAGTTGTGTTTCCTGAACCACCAGCAAGAGTTCCAAGTAAAGGTGTTGCATCGCCAGCGGTTCCTGAGGGAGTTCCGCCAGCACCAGCAGTACCTGACGCGGCATTTACAGAACTTACAGTTCCAGAAAAGTTGCCAGTATTGTTCCAATTTGTGCTACCTGAAAAGTTACCCGTTACATTTATTGTATTTGTGTTTGCACCAACACCGCCAGCAGAAGATACAGAACCAGCGGAGGTAGTTCCACCAGTTCCAGCAGTGTGCGCACCATTAGCAGTTGCGGTAAAAGATGCATTAACTGATGACCAAGTTTTATTATTATTATTACTGTGGTCATTAGCCCAAGGAGTTCCATCTGTTTGCCTGAAACTAGGAGCGGTAGTTATGTCCGCAGTAGTTCCAGCCGCGCCTACTGTAATGGTTAAGTTGCTTGTTAAATACATTTGAGTTGCCGCAATACCGCCTGAACCCCCACCAGCGGCGTTTACATTAGTAGAGGCATCAAATGTAAAATTAATAGTGTTAGTTTGTGCGGACCTCGAGCCTGAACCAAAATAGCCTTGTTGGTTTCCTGTTGCGGTAAGTTGTGCTGAATTGAATTTTGTTCTCGAGCCACCACCGCCGCCGCCAATAACTTGAATGTTAATAAGAAGTGGCTTTGCCGCTCCGTAACCATCAGGCAAGGTAAATGTTCCTGATGATGTGAATTTTTGATACTTAGGTTGGAGTCCGCCTCCACCACCTGAAGGGATTGAGGATGTAGGCATTAGACGCTCTCAATTCCACTAATATGGAATGAAACAGAGGTTGCGCTCGCTCCACCTGTGATTAGTTTAGTTGTTGTTAAGACTTGTTTCATATCAATTACCTGAGTTGTGTTAGCAGACAAGGAAACGGCAGTTACGACTGGGATTGAATCAAATGCAATTGTTGCTGTCTGAGTTGAAGCAGAGTTATTAGCAATAACAATACTTGTAATAATTGCTGTTGTAGAGGCAGGCACAGTATAAAGAGTTGTTCCTGTTGTAGTCGTAGCGTTACCTCTAAATAAGGCTACTGGTGTATTTACTGGCATTTCGTCCTCTTTCTCCTATGGCTATTCTGCCATAAACATTTTACTTTTTAGTTAGATTGCCTGCATTATGACGAGCATTTCGCCTGAACCAATATCACCTGTAACTGCAAGTGTTCCACCAGCCGTAGGTAATACAAGTGTTCCACCAGCAGAAGAAGCCGCCTGAAGAACAGTCTGACCTGTTGAAGCGCCAGCAATCGTAATAGAACTTGTGAAGGTTTTATTAGAAAGAGTCTCTGTTCCTGTTACTAGAGAAACTGTTCCTGAAGCGTTTGGAAGGGTAATCGTATTATCGGCTGTTGGGTCCACAACAGTAAGAAGTGTTTCAAAGTTATCGCTTGTAGAGCCTTCAAAGAAAAGACCTGTCGAGCCGATAGTCTTATTTGTAAGGGTATAAGTTCCTGTTGTCGTTAATGCGTTTGTGTCGATGTAGGTCTGAACATCGTTAGCAAGGTTTGCTAAGTCTAAAGGAATGTTGATTGCGTCCGTTGAAGCAGGATAACGCAACCCACCTGATGTTGTTGGCATTTATGCCTCCTAAACGATTTCCACGCCAAAGGCGTTAAATGAAAGACTACCAGATGTCGAATAAACTCTTAGAATATCCGCGGCATCCATTGTAATACCTAGAGCAAGTTCTGTGGTTGAGTTGCCGTTTATAGCAACCTCTCGAGCCACATATTGAGCCAAAGTATCAGCGGCACCATTTTGTGCTACCGACACTCGAAATGTAGTTGCGGTTGAACCTGTATTGCAAACGACCACGGAGTTTATAATAGCAAAAGTTGCAGAAGGAACAGTATAAAGAGAAGTAAGGGTCGCCGCTGTTGGCGCAGACTGTCCTAGGACTTTATAGGTTAATGCCATATTGGTAACTCCTAGTCAATAACGGATTTGGTTTATTAGCCGCAGTACGAAGTCTATCAGCCCAATCACGAAGTTGGTTTGTAAACTCGGCGACTGCCAATAAACCATAATTAGCAAAATTACTAGCAATCTGAGCGTTTGTGGCAAAGGTTCTTTCTAAGGCGCCATAGTCAGTTCCTTGAATTGTTCTTTGACGACTTAGTAGAACATCTGTTAGTCCAGTAAAGGAATAAACATCAGTAGTTGTTAAAGCGTTACCGATGTTACCAATTAAGGTTCCCACTTGAGCATAAGTCCAAGTGAAAGTGGCGGCTGCTAAGGCGCCATAGTTTGCATGAGCCGCTGCTACATTTTGATAACTGCCATATTTAGCCGCAAGTGTGTTATATCCAGTACGAGATACCACTCCAAGGTCAGTCGTCTCTCTAAGGTCGGTTGTGGTGGCTGTGTAGGCGTTCAGACGAGTCATACGGTCATAAATTAATTGAATACGAGCATTAGTTAAGTTAAGGCTTGGAGTAACTACACTTGCATAAGTTCCAAAAGTCGAGGTAAGGCTTGCGTAGGTATCTAGGTAAAGATAGAGCCATTGATAGGTCGAGGGGATTGGAAGCGTTGTAGTAGTTGGAATAGTAGCGGCGGCGTAATAAGTTTCTTGAGTTTCAGTTCTTGTTTTAACTGGAGGCCATAGTTGGTAAGCGACAGGCTGAATATACTCAACAAGTGCTTGGTCAGTTCTAAGGTCTGAGATATCAACAGAGGCGCCAAGAGAAGAAGGTAGTTGAATTAAATAAGTTCTTCCGCCTTCGAAAGATTCCTCGAAAAGATAGTTATAGTTTAAAGGAGAAACATCAGGGTCATTTGTTACAGGAACTTGAACACTAAAAGAACCGTTTACTAAGTCAGTTGTAAGAACTGTCGGGATAATGATTCTATCTGCGGCAGCATCGATAAGAACTTGAGAAGGATAAATCTTTACCTGTCCAAGTATTGCTTCACCTTGGAAATCTAAATACTGTCCAGTTAAAGTTATGAGAGTTATATTGCCCGGTAATGCCATTTAGAACGCCCTTGAAGGATAGAGAATTCCGTTATCTCCAATGTTACCAATAGAGGTGATGTAAGAATTAACTAAAGTTCTAGCATTATTTGAGTTCGTAATAGCAGTTGAAAGACCCGATTGTAATGTTGCTAGGAAAGTTTCTACTGCGGCTGCTTTGCCTTCTACGACAGTTAAACGATTTGAGTATGAAGTGAATTCAGCACCGTCAATATAGAGTGCGCCAGTTCCATCGTTTGCTACGGCTGGAGAAACATCTGCAAGGTCCACAGTTGCGGTAGCGGCTGGCAGAAGAATATCAAATGAGCGACCACCTACGAACGCTTCTTCTACAAAATAAGTGAAATCTACTGGAGAGGCATCAGGGTCGTCTGTCGCTACGAGTTGCTGAGAAAAGGCTCCGTTAGCATCTAGCGTTACAACGATTGTACTGTTCACAAGAATTACATTTGAAGTAACATTTCTCAAAACGGCTCGCGGAGTGAACTTAACTTGTCCAGCAATAGCAACACCACTAATATCAATGTATGTTCCTGTAACTGTTACAAGAGATAAGTTGCCCGGAATTGCCATTTGTTATTCCTTATGCGCTTGTTCGTAGAACATTAACTACTTGTGTGCCTGTTGTAACAATTCCATACAACGCCTCGCCTGAAGCAAGAGTAATATCAAAATGTTCGTCAGGGTCAATTAAGTGTCCATAACTTGTTGTGGTTACGCCTGCGCCGCCAATAAACACTTCAGTTGAACCGCCTTTGGCAGATTGAATCATTACATTAATGCCATCGCGGTCTGTTCCTGCTTGTGCTAAAAGAGTCGCTGTTGTTCCTACTGTTACTCGTCCGTGTAGAACGGCCATTGTTATCTCCTTATACTAGAAAGGGCGACTATTTCTAGCCGCCCTCCTAGTTTATTCTGTGTCTGAGTCTTTTAAGACCTTAGACTTGGTTTCTTTTTTAATTTCTTCTTCATAAACAAAAGTAATGTAGCGTGAGCCTTCAAGTGATTTAGCATTACGCCATCCACTTACATCGACAATTGTTCCTGTTAGCAGTTCTTTACCGTCCACGGTAAGCGTCTTGAGGATTTTTGCTTTCATCTTACGCCGTTGTATCAATCCAGCAGTATGAGAAGGTTGCTGACGCTTGGTCAATACTTCCTGCTGTTGGGTTGTAGAGATAGATGGTTACTGTATCTGCTGCTGTTACTGCCGCTCCTGCGAAGATTAAATCATCGTTAAGAGTTGAAGGTGGATTTACAATAATGATGTCTGTTGTAGCCGCACCAGTTAGCGTAAAGGTTGTCGCACCTCTTGTTGTTGCTGCTAATGAAGCAGGGTCGATTGCTACTGTGCCGAACTCAATACCGTAAACAGTATCGTTGTCGCCAATTTGTAGTGCGCCGACTGCCGCTTCACCGCGAGTAAGTCTATTTACCTGTGGCATTTATTTTCCTTTTCTAAGAAAAGAAGGGAGAGCCATTTACGACTCCCCCCTCTTTATTGACTTAATTAAGCGACGATTGTATTCCAGAAGTAACCGAGGTCTGAACCGATTACCTTGTTGTCGAAAGCCATTTCAGCCTCAACGCGAGTCGCCTTGATTGACTCCAT